CAAGACCACCTACGCCGACCTCTTCGCTGTCATCGGGACGACCTTCGGTGAGAGTGGGGACTCCTTCAAGCTCCCGAACATGGAAGGCCTGGTCCCCCGTGGCTACGGCGATGCGTCCCCATTCGACACCATTGGTGCTGAAGGCGGCGATCACGAAATTGACATCGACCACACGCACACCGCACAGAGTACTGCCAAAAGTGGGGCGGGAGCCCAAGACGTATGGGAGGCACCCCCTGGTATGGAAGAAAGCTCCTGGCCTGACTACAAGACTACTGACGTTGGTGCGGACGGGAAGTTCGACAACCGAGGCCCGTGGATGTGCCTCATGTACATCATCAAGGCCTAACCATGGGCAGGCGTAACACCGCTCCGAACCCTGAGCCCTCTCTGTACGAGATCGGCCAGGTCATCGGGAGGGTAGAGTCCAAGTTGGACACCCTCCTGACCACCTGTCCTCACCGGCTCAAGCAGACCGAGGCCATCGCTGGCCGGGTCACCGCACTCGAAACTCAACGAACATGGCTCGTGGGAGCCGTTGTGGGTCTGTCCCTGGCCGCTGGCCTGATGTGGGACTGGCTCAAGTACAAACTCTTTACCTAAGAAGGAACCACAAACATGGCAACAAGGCAACTCCTCACCGCCGCAGATACCGGCGCAAAGTCCACCGATGCGGGTCAGCTTAACGAGTCGTACAAGCCCGACCGCCGCAGGGACGACCAGGGTATCTTCCAGGTGGAAGGCTCGGCCACTCTCCGGGGGCGATGCTCGTCCTCGGCTCCATGGGTTGACATCGTAACCCTCACAGACGACGCCAAGGTCGTCGCTCTGTTCCCGCAGATGGAAGCGGAGGCCACGGCTGACTCGACCGACGCCTGGGTCTCTGACTAACCACCCCCTACCTAAATAGGAGCAACACCGATGGGAAACCAAACTCCCTTCCTGGGGAGCCGGTGCCGCAAGAGTCTCCCCCTGTCAGGTCCGCTGACGGGGGGCAGGCCGCTGGCATTTGGCGACCTCATGGGCAACACGCCCCCCTCCCCTCTCGATGGGGATGACCTCCTGCTGGACCTGGCCCTCCACAAGCCCTTCGGGGATGGCCGGGGGCAGGTGCAGGACTTCTCCGGCAACGACAACCACGGCACCGTCTACGGCAGCCCGGCCCTGAGCTTCGATGGGGTGTCGGATGACGCCACGATTGAGGAAGCCCTCGTCACGCAGTTCCCGTTCACGGTGAGCGGGTGGTTCAACACGTCAGCCGCCGCAACCCAATGTTTGTTCTGGTGCGGCGACAAGGACGTAAATACGGAGTACTTCGCCTTGGTCCTCGACTCTGGCGGCGACGTGAATGTCTACGTCTATGATGGTAGCGTTTACATCTCCGAGCATCTTGCCAACGTCAACGACGGAGTCAATCATCACATCGCTGCCGTGGCGTATGTTGATGAAGCCTCCTTCAAGGTAGACATATATCTCGATGGGACGCTGGCTGAAACGCTCTCGCACGCGAACTGGGCCTCCACGTTCTGGACTGACATCACCGCCGACAGGACATCCCTCGGGCAGTTTATGAAATCCACGCCCAGTTCCGACTTCACCGGCACCCTCTACGATTGGCAACTCTACGATGGCTACCAGGCCACCCTGGCCGACGTCAAGGCCATGCGACGTGGCGGGACCATCGAAGGGGCCACCCTGACCGCCCGGTGGATCAACGGCACCCGCGACGGGGACGTTCTCGACCACAGCGGCAACGGCAAGCGGCTGACCGTCACCGGGGCCAGTTGGGACTTCGGGGCCAACGGGTCCAGGTCCGGGAGGACCGGCAGGGACGTGCTGGACTTCGTCGCGGCCAACAACGACTACGCGAGCATCGAGGAAGCGGTTGTCACGGCCTTCCCGTTCACCGTCAGCGGTTGGATGGAGCATGACTCCGGCGCGGCGATCTTCTGGCTGGGGGACAAGGACTCTGCAACGAGAAGTATCACGACCTACTTCGGATCGTCCACGGACATCCGCGCGCTCGTCAACGTGGACGACTACTCCCCCGAATCGTTCACGTCGCTGCCGTCAGTGGCCGAGGGGACGCACCACCTAGCTTTCACGTTCTATGTGGACGTCGCCGCTGTCAAGATCGGCGTCTACCTTAACGGGACCTTCGTCACGACGCTGACGCACGCCAATTGGGACGTCGATTGGTTCAGCAACGTCGCGGCTGACCGGCTCGGGTTCAGCCGGTTCCTCGACTCGACCCCCGGAGGCGACCACGACGGACGCATGTGGGACTGGCGCGTCCATTCCGCCAAACTCTCCGCCGCCGACATTAAGGCCCTCTACCTCGGCCAGTCCATCGACACCGACCCGCTCGCCTACTGGAAGATGGCTGGCGACGGGACCGACGAAATGGGGTCCTACGACCTGACAGTCACCGGCCCCGACACGGTCCATGGTCCGTATGAGATGAACCGGTCGAGCCTGTACGGCGGCGAGATGTTCTTCGATGGGACCAGCAGCTACGTTGATGCGGGCTCGTCGAGCGAGTTGGATGACCTGGAGGAGTTCACGTTTGTCATTTGGGGCACGTTCCCGCCGTACTCCGGGGCCATCGAGTACTTCTTTGACAAGGGAACAACCTCCATCCGCTTCATCCGCACATTGAGTGGGCGTTTGTACGGAGAGGTTGACTACGACGGTACAGATGCGGCCTCTACAGGAAGTGACCCCGAGGGAGTCGTACCCATCAACCAACTAACCATGCTGTGCATGCGGTACTCTGTGACAGGTGATAGGAAAATCGACCTGTTCATTGATGGTGTAGAAGTTGGTGCCTATTCTTCGCAGGTGGCATCAGTCGGTAATCGTGAGGATGACTCTGCCGGTAACATGCATGTTGGGGCCGTTACCGGAGGGAGTAGTCCTTGTGTAGGAACCGTTATCCGACCCAAAATCTACGACCGCCCCCTCACCGACGCTGAAATCCTCACCCTCTACCAAGAAGGAACTGCCTAATGGCCCGCGAACTCATCAACCCCGACCTCGACAACTCGGACATCGGCATCGGTGTCTGGTTCGTTATGAAGAAGGGCAAGACCAAGCCCGACAAGCTCAAGCCAAAGAAGAAGGGAACCTCCCGCAAGGAGGTCACCCTCAAGGACGGACGGGAGGCGTGGAAGGACTTCCGGGCCGAGATCAAGGACCAGGAGTACCTCGATACCCTCCAGGCCTCCATCCAGGCCGGTGACCTTGACCTGATCACCACGGAGACCATCAAGACCCTCATGCCCGACGAGGTGCTGGACCCGGTGGACCCGGCCAGCGAAGCAGAGGTGTAGCATGCCCAAGGCAACCGACAAGCTCATGGAGGACCTCCACGGTGCCATCGTGGTCGAACTCCTGGCCAAGATCAAGTCCGGTGAGGCCACCGCAAGTGACCTCTCGGTCGCCCGCCAGTTCCTCAAGGACAACGGCATCGACGGCATCATCGGTAAGCAGAACAGCCCTATGCTGGAGCTTGCCGGTGAGGTCCTCCCGTTCGACGATGACGGGGAGCCGGTGCCGATGGCCGGTTAGGCAAGCCCGTTTAACTAGCCCCCTTCGCTGGTAAAGGGAGGGGGCTATTTTCCCGCCTGTAAGAAGAACCGCCCCTCTTTTACTTACAGCCCAAGGAGAACCCCCCATGGCCCGCAACGGCAAAGGTGACCGCAACCGGACCACCGACCACCAGGCGTACCGCAACAACTTCGCCCGCATCTTCGGGAACAAGGAGAGACCATGCCCGCCACCCAAAAGAAGCACCCCCTCCGGGACTTCCGCAACTTCCTCTACCACATCTGGAAGTTCCTCAACCTCCCTGACCCCACCCCCTGCCAGTACGACATAGCCGAGTACCTCCAGCACGGTCCCAGGAGGCTCGGCATCGAGGCCTTCCGGGGCGTGGGCAAGTCCTGGATTACCGCAGCGTTCGTCTGCTGGTGCCTCCTGTGGAACCCCCAGATGAAGATTCTGGTGGTCTCGGCGTCGAAGGAGCGGGCCGACAACTTCTCGACCTTCGCCCTTCGCCTCATCAACGAGGTCCCCATCCTCCAGCACCTCAAGCCCGGACACGACCAGCGGTGCAGCAAGGTCAGCTTCGACGTGGCCCCGGCAGAGCCCGCCCAGAGCCCCTCGGTCAAGTCCGTGGGCATCTTCGGGCAACTCACCGGCTCCCGTGCCGACCTGATCGTGGCCGACGACGTCGAGTCGCTGAACAACTCGGCCACGGCGGGGATGCGGGTCAAGCTCCAGGAGGGCATCAAGGAGTTCGACTCCATCCTCAAGCCCGAGGCCCACGCCCGGATCGTATTCCTTGGGACCCCTCAGTCCCAGATGTCGATCTACAGCGTCCTGCCCGACAGGGGCTACCGCATCCAAATCTGGCCCGCCCGGTATCCCAACGAGACCGAGATGCTGTTCTACGGCGGGATGCTCAGTCCCCGCCTGGCCCGCCTGCTGACCGACGACCCGTCGCTGGAAGGCACCCCCACAGACCCCACCCGGTTCAACGAGATGGAACTGATGGAGCGGGAACTGTCCTACGGCAGGACCGGCTTTGCCCTCCAGTTCATGCTCAACACGTCCCTCTCGGACATGAACAGGTTCCCCCTCAAGCAGCGGGACCTGGTGGTGATGAACCTGGACCCCGAGAACGGCCCCGAGAAGGTGGTCTGGGGGGCCTCCCCGGACCTGGTCTGCAAGGACCTGCCCAACGTGGGGTTCAACGGGGACTACCTGTACCGCCCCATGACCACCGTAGGGGATTACCTTCCGTACACCGGGTCCGTCCTGGTCATTGACCCCTCGGGCAGGGGCTCGGACGAGACCACCTACGCCGTGGTCAAGATGCTCAACACGCAGTTGTTCCTCATGGACATCGGCGGGATGCCCGGAGGGTACGACGATGGCACCCTACAGGGCCTGGCCGACAAGGCCAAGCAGCACCAGGTCAACCAGGTGCTGGTCGAGTCCAACTTCGGGGACGGGATGTTCACCGCCCTGCTGGAGCCCTACCTGTCCAAGACCCACCCGGTGTCCACCGAGGAGGTCCGTCACAGCATCCAGAAGGAACGCCGCATCATCGACACCTTGGAGCCGGTGATGAACCAGCACAAGCTCATCATCAACGAGAAGATCGTGGAGGAGGACTACCACTCCGTGGACCACCTGCCCCCTGAGGTTGGCCCTCAGTACCGCCTGTTCTACCAGATGACCCGTCTGACCGCCGACAGGGGCTCCCTGGCCCACGATGACCGGGTAGACGTCCTGGCCATGGCAGTGGCCTATTGGGTGGAGCAGATGAACACCGACACGGAGAAGCAGCAGGAGGCCCACAAGGCCAAGCTCCTGGACCAGGAGTTGAGGGACTTCGTCAAGGCAGCCGGTGGGAAAGTGGCCAAGGGGAGGGTATGGCACAGTTTACGGCGATAAACGTATATAACACCCCCACTGGAGGGAAGGCCCCCCGGAAGAGTTAACTATAAGAGTAACCATAGGTCACCTACATGAGGGCATACAGTCCTCCAGTGGTAGTGGCTACAAGGTGGCTGTGAGAGTGGCTCTAAGTTGGGGGTGGTAGTGGTTGATAAACCACCCCCTAGCTAGGTCAGCTTAAGGGGGAACACAAGGAGAACTTGAAGATGGCTGATGAGAAGAAAACATATGCGGAAATTGTGGCCGACCTACTGCAATGCGCGAAATCATGGCTGCCCGAAACGCGAGTGCTCTGCTGGATTTTGCTCTGCCCCGACTGCCAGAACACTCAGCCCTGCGGACACCCGAAATCCTCCATCGTGTCCAGCGGCGAAGGTACTCACTACTGCGGCGACTGTCAGGCTGAAGGAGAACCCCAATGACAGTACTTGAGACCCTACAGACGTACTGGTGCCTGAGAGGCCTGGAGGCTATTGTCCTTGGAGTACTCCTGGTGGCCACTATATGGACCTGGTGGGACGACAGGAACCTCCGGCTGGAGAACCAGAGACTCACCGAGGAACTCCTCGACACCCAGGCGGCCCTTGACGTGACCAGGGCTGTGTTGGACGTATTCAACCATCCCGTGAACACAGCCTCCCCGGACAGTGAACAGTGAGTCGCCCCCGGAAGGAGCTTCAAGTCACCTCCGAGACCTGGCAGGACCAACATGGGAACCCTCAGTACGTCCACTCGCTGGCCCGGAGGAGAGTAGCAGCCCAAGTACTGGCCACCCACGATGGAGTGGTCTACCTCGGCCACCTGCCACTACTGGAGCCCGAAGAGGCCCTCCAGGTGGCCAAGGTGATCGAGGAGGCGGCAAGGGAGGTAATGGGCCTGCGAGAAGGGGGCTCAGGCTTGCGAGGGTTGGCTGTGAGGGACTAACGGGGGGTTGAAGGTACCAATGGGTGCCTTTGGCGAGAAAAGGCCTTAGAAGGGCGTTCTCGTGCGTTGTCGAGTGTTTCCCGGTACTGAAGTATACTCTGAGAGTGGGCGAGTGGTAAGCCACCTGGTTTGGGACCAGGTTCTCGCGGGTTCAAATCCTGCCTCTCAGATTCATGCGTCGGTGGGCTAATGGCAAAGCCGCTTGTTTCAGAAACAAGTGAATGGAGGTTCAAATCCTCCCCGGCGTAGTGCGGGCTATTTTGGTCCACAAATCTGAGCGGGTATCTCTTAACGATGGAGTGCCCACTTCCCCCCGTACCCCCGCCCCTGCTCGTGCGTGCGCCCGCGAAGCAAACATCATGCCAAACCGAGCATGGCACGCGGGTTGCCTCGCGTGCGTGCGTGACGCCTGCGCGCGAAGCAAACCTCATGCCAAACCGAGCATGGCACGAGGGTTGCTTCGC